GGATGCTATTAGAGAGAAACAATATAATCAGGATAGGTATGCGCTTTTGGCATGGCGGAGCAGAATGTTTATTTCGTTATTTAAATGGCCACATGCGAGGCTTTATCTATGTTGATGGAGATATAGTAGGACTAGACAAACATATACAAGATTGGCAGCTCCTATTATATTGTTTTGGTGCTTTCCCTTATTTCGATTGGAAAAATATGAGTGAAAAAGATGCCACATTTTTAGAGCAAATTATGATAATTTGGGCCTCACACGTCTGTTCAAAGTTAGTATGTCATATAGGATCATTTTGGCGATATATGGTAGGCCAGATGTACTCAGGGGGTAAAGAAACAAGTCATGGTGATAGTTGGATTATGGCTTTTTTATTCTTCTGCTATTGTCAGCATTTAAAAACTCGAAATCCCAGTAGAAGCATATTAATTGACGAGTTTTTATCGAGATACTTCATCACTATAGTGGTTTATGGTGATGATCATATTTGGTGTGCGCCAGATTGTATGGAAGACATAATGAACCACAAAACTTGGAAGAGTTTTTTAAAAGATTATTGTAACATGGAGCTTAGAGACGAAAATCTTTACAGGAGTCTATTGTCGATTCCGGATGGGACGGGTCGCCTGGTAGTAAAAGGACCGAAATTTTTGAAAAGGTATTTTATATTGAACGAAAATGATGATGGGCTCGCAAAAATTTTGCCTTATAAAGAAATAGATGAACAGATGGTTCGTGCTATGACTACAGAAACAACAGTCGCAGCAGAACTAATAATTTCCCTAATAGGACACGCATGGGACACTCAAGGTACAAATGAAGAGGCATATCACGTAATATCAGAATTATATCATAGAATTTCAGCATATGATAATAGAACTCCTATGCAAATATTAGAGAGTATGGATATAGCAGATGTTTCCAAAACTAGACTTAGGAGGTTGTTGAGGAAATCTGGTATATCGTATAGTGAAATGTTCGACCATTTTCCCACGTTAGCAGAGTTGCGCTCGAGGCATGTATTTGATATGCAAAAAGCTAACCACAAGATTTCTCGTAAAGATTTAGCTTCTCAGGATATAATGTATGAATATTTTGAGGAGAGTTATTAGATGTTACTAATTTAATAATATAAATT